CCCTGGTCAGGACCTGGGGGCAGTGGCCAAAACATGGGGGGTGAACGAGGCGGAAGGGAATTCGGATATGGATGAGCAGGCCGAAGACGCGGTGGAGCTGCCGGCGCTCGGGAAACGGGCGGCCCGGCTGCCGCGCTTGGCGGCCGGTGTTGATCCGGCGTTTGGGCCGCTGCTGGAAGCGGCAGAAGGCAAGGCGTCCACGCAGCGGGAGGAAATCCGCTGGGTGCAGGCCAACTTGTTGCAGGCCCTGGATCGGGTTGACCGGGCGGAAATACCCAGCCCGGGGGCGGTGAGCCTGCTGGAGTGGGCCCGGGCGTCGGCGGCCAACCGGGCGGAGTTCATGACCAAGATTTACACGAAGACGGTGCCCACGCGGGCCCAGGTGGATACGGACTCGGAAGACGTGGACGACGATGGTCGCGCTACCAAACAGCTCCTCGACGATTTCGTCAAGCAACTCACGGCCGTTCTACCATCTCGCGCCGAAAACGCTGGCTGAGAACCTCGCGTTACGGCAGCAGATTTGGGAACGGGCGGAGCGGGACCCGGAGTTCGCGCGCACCGTTTACGCCATGTGTGCGCGGGACATGTTGTTTTTCATCAACATGTTCGGCTGGATTTTCGAGCCGCGGCGGGCCGCGGTGCTGCCGTACGTCACCTATGACTGCCAGGACCGCGTGGCTACGGAGATTGCCGCCGCGCTGGGGGTGCAGGACATCGGCCTGGACAAGAGCCGCGACATGGGGGCGAGCTGGCTGGTGTTGACGATCTTCATTTGGTTTTGGCTGTTCTGGCCGCATCAGTCGTTTCTGCTGATTAGCCGGACCGAGGACCTGGTGGAGAGCCGCGAGGATCCGGACAGCCTGTTCTGGAAGCTGGATTTCCTCTACCGGCATCTGCCGAAGTGGATGAAGCCCGGTCCGTCGCAGGTGCTGCGCCAGCGCATGGTCTTCAAGAACAAGCGCAACGGCAGCGTCATCAATGGCTGTTCGACCACCGGCAACGCGGCCCGTGGCGGGCGGCGGCGGGCGGTACTGCTGGACGAGTACGCCGCGTTCCTGCTGGACGATTCCTACCGGGTATTGGCCAGTACGCAGGCGGTGACCAACACGCGCATCTTCGTCTCCACGCCGCTGGGGGCGGCCGGCGGCTTCTACGACGTGATGCACGATCCCGATATGCGGCTGGTACGTTTGCGGCTGGCCTGGTGGGAGCATCCGCAAAAGCAGCACGGGCTGTACACGACCGAGAATGGCAAGCTCAAGGTGCTCGATCAGCACTACGAGTTCCCGCCCGATTACCCGTTCATCCTGGACGGCAAGCTGCGGTCGCCCTGGTACGACAATGAGTGCCGGCGCTGTCCGATTCCCACGATCATCGCGCAGGAGTTGGACATCGACTATCTGGGGTCCAGCTACTTGTTCTTCGACCGCACGGTGATTCAGCGAGCCATTCAGCGGGACGCCCGGCCTCCGTGCCTGGTTGGCGAGCTGGAATGCAACCCCGAGCGGGGCGAGCCCGGCGATTTCGCTGCTTGCCAGGGCGGGCGGCTGGAATTGTGGATGTTCCTGGACGCCCTGGGCCGCCCGCCCCGGCAGAAGTACGTAGTCGGTTGCGACATTGCCACCGGCACGCTGGACGCCAAGGGCAAGGGCGCGTCAAAGAGCGCCGCCAAGGTCTACACGGCCAACGGGCGCGTGTTGGCGGCCTCGCTGGTTTGCAGCGGCGTCAAGCCCAAGGAGTTCGCCGGCATGGTGGTGGCGCTGTGCCGCTGGCTGACCGGCGAGAGTGACGACGAGGTTTTCCTGGGCTGGGAGGCCAACGGGCCGGGGCGTGAATTCGGCGACGAGGTGATTCGGCTGGGCTATCGCTGTCTCTACTACAAGCCGCGCAACGATCGCAGTATCGAATCGGAGCGGACGGATATTCCCGGCTGGTGGAGCGCCAAGGAGTCCAAGAAGGCCATTCTGGCGGAGTACGAGCGCTGCGTAGCCAGCGGCGATTTGACCAATCGCTGCGAGCGGGCCTTGTTGCAGATGGAGTGCTTCGTCAAGACCGACAGCGGTTCGGTGCAGCATATCGCCAGCCTGGGCAAGGGCGACCCGAACCTGCGCGGCGACGATCACGGTGATGAAGTGATTGCTGACGCGGTGGCCAATCTGTGCTGCGCCTCGTTGCATGGCACGATCGGAGGGGCCGAGTCGATCGAGATTCCGGAGGGTTCGTTCGCGGCCCGCCGGCGTGATTATGAACGCGCCGCCGAGGACCGCCGCGGCGGGGGCTACTGGGCGGATCGTCGCCGCCGACGAGTGAGCTATGCTTGATGAGCGCGACATTCCGGAGCAGCACGCCCTGGACGCGGCCGACGCGGCCCTGGACCTGCCGTTCAACCTGACCCAGCTCGCCGACGCGGTGAACTGGAGCTGGGAGCAACTGCAACCGTTCCGCGAGAAGCGCCTGGAAAAGCTGCGCCAGTTTGTCGGGATGCACTACGGCGGCGACGGCACTGATTCACCCGTACCGGTCCCATTGCTGTCGATCGCGGTGGAAATCTACCTGCACTATTTGGTGCCGGACGCGCCGCAATACCTGGTTTCAACACCGCACCGCCAGGCCAAGCCGATCGCCAAGAACCTGCAAATTCATCTCAACCGCTGGGTGCGCTCGCCGGACCGGCGGTTCGAGGATGAGCTGCACGCGGTAGTCGAGGATGCCCTGTTCATGGTCGGCGCCATGAAGGTGGCCCTGGATGAGCACGGCGAGGTCTACGCTCAGCACGTGGATTCGGACGATCTGCTGATCGACATGGCGCCCGGGCGCCGCGGCAACGTGGCCTACATCGGCGACCGCTATCGCGTACCACTGCGCGAGGTTAAGGCCAACCCGTATTTCCGGCCCGAAGCCCGCGCGCGGCTGGGAGCTAGCGCCAACAGCGTCGTGCGCGAGGACGGCCATGAGCTAGCCCGCACCCTGGGCACTGATGGCGGTTCGTTCGAGGAAATCGAGGACCACGTTGACCTGTTGGACTTGTGGATACCAGCGCATAACTACCACCTGATCGTGCCGGCGCCGCCGTTGGGGGACTTGTCGGCCGCCGGTGTACTGCTGGCCGAGCCCTATCAGGGGCGGCGCCTGGGGCCCTACCTGCTGCTGGATTACACGCGAGTGCTCGGCAACATCATGCCACTGGCGCCGACCGATCTGTGGATGGACCTGCACGATCTGGCCAACCGGTTGTTCATCAAGTTGGGGGATCAGGCCGAACGGCAGAAAAACGTGGGGCTGGTACGGTCCACGCACATCAAGGACGGCGAGCGCCTGCGCAGTGCCCGGGACGGCGATTTGGTCCCGGTGGACTACCCCGATGCGGTGGCCGAACGCAGCTTCGGCGGTGCGAATCCCGCGACGGTCTCCACCTTTGCGGCCACCAAGGAGCTGTTCAGTTGGGGGGCCGGCAACCTGGAGAGCCTGGGCGGCCTGTCGCCCAGTGCCGACACGCTGGGTCAGGAGCGCCTGCTGAACGCGGCCGCTTCCGGTCGCGCGGCCAAGATGCAGAAGCGCACGGTGGCCTTCGCGGCCGAGGTCGGTCGGGCCGTCGCGGATCTGCTCTGGAACGATCCGCTGGCCGTCTAGGAAGTGCCGCGCCAAACCAGTCGCGGCACGGTCAGCATCATCTCCCGGCTTACCCCGGAACAAAGACAGATGCCGCTGGAGCACTTCGAGCTGCGCATCGATCCCTACTCGATGCAGTACCGCACCCCGCCGGAACGCTTGCAGACTCTGCTGGGTATCTGGAATCAGGTCATTCTGCCGGCGGCGCAGGCGATGGCGCAGCAGGGCATCGTACCGGACTGGAAGGGGTTTGTGCGCAAGGTGGCTGAGCTGGCTCATCTGGATGAGCTGGAGGAAGTGTTGATCTTCGCGCAGTCGCCCGCGACCGGGTCGGCACCGGAGGCCGGCCTGGCGACCGGCCAACCGCGCCCCGCTGCTCAGGGTGGCCGGCCAGCGCCGGCCAGCACGCAGGACGGAGTGCTCAATCAACTTCTGCTGCTGGGAGAAGCGGCAGGCAGGCGTCCAAGGAGCGGCATGTGAGAAGTCATGTTTTCCCGTCTCTGGGTGTGCTCGTACTGCTAGGTGCCGGCGAAGCTGTTGCTACTGACTCGTCGTCCCTGGCCCAGGGTGGTGTGATTATCGGTGTGGTCGCCATTCTGTCCAAAGTGATCTACGACATCATCCGGGACATGCGCGGCAGCCAGAGCGGTAATGGCAACAGCACGGTGCGGGAACTTTACCAGCGCATCAACATGCTGAGTGATCGACTCAGTCGTCTGGAGGGGTTGACCGAAGAGCGCCGTCGGAGGAATTCCGAATGAGTACGGGCTACAGCATCAACGGCCGGCCGGTGTCGCTGGCCGAATTCCGGCGCGGCGCCAAGGGAATCGAACCGGGGGCGCCGCCGCGCGCCGCCGCGCTGGGCAATTGGCCGCTGTGCTCGGATGCCGTGGGCGTGCATCCCCAGCACCGGCGCGCGGCCTACGAAGACAGTGTTCGCCAGGGTGTGCCGACTGAGTTCAACGAACAGGGGCAGGCCGTGTTTCACAGCCGGTCGCACCGCAAGCGTTACTGCCGGGCGATCGGCTATCGCGATCTGGATGGAGGTTATGGCGATCCCTAGCCACCGTGGCTGGGTTGACAATCGGTAGACGTGAGGCCGCACGCCGGGCGTGTGGCTAAACGCGAGGCTGAAGCGGGCTAGCTACCCGCAAGACGCCTGCAACGTCGTAGCCTTTGCAGGAGGCTGCACGCACCGCGTGCGGCCTCCTTTTTTGTGAGGATGAATCATGCCGCTTAATGAATGGGATGACGAGGAAGTCACTCCCAGCAACGAACGGGCGCAGCCGCCGGACAGCCTGGCCGAATTTGATGAGCAAATGGACCGGACTGCCGATGACGCGCCGCCGCCGGCAACTTCCGAAGTGCAGCCTCCGGGCGATGCTACTCCCGCTCCGGAGCTGGATCAGGTCTTGCTGGCCGAGGCCCAGGCGCTGGGGCTCGCCGAGCAGGTCAAGCAGCTTGGTGATCCGCAGACGGCCCGTGTGCATCTGAACATGGTGCGGGCCGCATTGGGTCAGATGGCGCTGCAGCGCGCCCAGTCCGGGTTACCCGAACAGCCGCCGGGTGCTCCGCCCGTACCGGAGTCGTCGCAGCCACCGCAGCCCGTGCCGGTTGACTCGGCTACGGCCTTCGCGCTCCAGCCCATGCAACTCGATGAGTACGATCCCGCGCTGCAGGCGATGGGCAAGAATCTGCAAGGGCTGCATCAGCATGTTTCGCAGCGGATGGCGACGCTGGAAAGCCGCCTGCAAGAAGTCACCAGCGCTTTACAGCAGACGGTCGTTGCGAATCACCGGGCGCGCTTCGACCAGATGGTGGCTCAGGCCGGCCCGGAGTACGCCGAGTTGCTGGGCAGTGGGCCTACCGAGCAGCTCGATCCTGGCAGCGAGCACTATCAGCGCCGCTTGGCGATTGCCAAGCAGATGGACTTGCTGCACGCCGGCTATGCCGCCATGAACCAGCGCCCGCCCGACGTGGCGGCGCTGTACCAAGCGGCCGCGGCGCTCGTACTACGGGACCAGTTGGCGGTTAAGGCCCGCAACGAAGTCGAAACCCGCATGCGCGATCAGCAGGGGCGCTTTGCGCCGGCACCGCGCCGCCGCTCGGCGGTGTCGCACAACGGTGCGACCGGCGAGGAGGCCGCCCGGCAATTCGTGCGTGAACGTTACCGGCAGTTGACGCGCTCCTAGCCGTTGTCGTCGTCACTGCCGTAGGAGTTAAAGCATGCCCGTAATTCTAAATCCAGAACAAATCCAGGACCTTGTTGAAGGTACCCTGCACAAGTATGGCCGCAGAAAATGGACCGACCTGACTTCGGACATTCAGAAGTTCCACTTCATGCCTCACATTCTCCGCAAGGAGAAGATCAAGTACGCCGGCGGGCGCGGTCCGAGCTGGAACTTCATGACGGAGCACTCCGGCGCCGCGCATCACACCGGCCTGTTCGCGGTCGATGATGTCAACATCAAGGACGTGATGAAGAAGGCCAAGATGGATTGGCGCTTCACTACTACGCACTGGGCGTACGACGAACGTGAGCCGGAAATCAACGACGGCCCCGACGCCATCTTCGAGCTGGTGAAGGTCCGCGAGGCCGACGCGATGATTTCGCTGGCCGAGAAGATGGAAGACACCTGGTGGGGCCCGGTGCCCGAGCCCGATGATGAGAGGACGCCGCACGGTCTGTTCTACTGGAACGTGCCGTGGGCGACGGGCGAGATCACGCCGGAAAACGGCGGATTCATCGGTAAAAACCCGGTGTCGGGCGGCGGCGTGACCTATTCGTCCGGCGCGGCCGGCCTTGACAGCATCATCTATCCGCGCTGGGGCAACTGGGCGGCCAAGTGGACCCACGTCACGGCTTCGGACCTGGTCACGAAGATTCGCATGGCACTGGACCACTGCAATTTCGAGCCGCCGGTTCCGATGCCCAATTACGATCGGGGCGCGCAGCGCTATTCGATCTACACCAACTGGCAGATTCACGAACTGCTCAAGAAGGTGTTGGAGCATCAGAATGATGCGCTGGGCGGCGACCTGGACCCGTTCGGCAATCCGCGCATGCGGCGCACGCCGATTGAGTGGGTGCCGGCCCTGCGGGACGATATCCGCGATCCGGTCATCGGCATCGATTGGAGCAAGATTTACCCCTACTTCCTGAGCGGCGAGTATCTGCGCCGCAGTGGGGTGAAGCCGTCGCCGAACCAGCATCGCGTGAAGCGCGTGTTCACTGACCTGACGTGGGAAACCGGCTGCCACGATCGGCGCGGCCAGTTCATGCTGACGCGGCTGTCCCCACCGGCACCCCGACGTAGTTCGCTGGTCCCGAGGTCGGGGCGCCGCCGGGCGCCACGGCCTCCCAACTTTGCGGGAGAACGCAATGGAACTTTGGACTCAATACGCGGGCGATAACCGTGGGCGCCGCATGTCTAACGGCGTCTGGTCGAAATGCCCGCTGGCACAGATTCGCTTCTGCAACGCGGGCATGTGGTTCTTTGATGATTTCCACAACGTGCCCAACTTCACGTCCGCCACGGCTCGTGATGGTTACGTGACCTATCAGGACTCGGGTGTGACCATCCAGGCGCTGCTGCCTGAGCGGCCCGGCGTACTGGAAAGCGCTGGGGCCGACGCGGCCAACGACGAGGGCTCGATCACGCTGGCGCGTAGCGGCCTGGTCGAGTTCCAGAGCACCCGCGCCACGGCGCGCGACTTGTGGTTCGAGGCGCGTTTGCGCATCACGGCCTGGCCGGAAAGCGGCTTGTTCATTGGGCTGGCGCCCGAAGGCAACGCCGTGGCCGACGTGATGGTGAATACCACCGGCGTGCTGAAGACCGCCACGCTCAGCCTGGTCGGCTTCCACATGATGGCCGACGATCCGGACGGCCTGGATGCCGTGTACAAGACGGCCGGCGTGGCGACGCGCTACGTCGTGAAAGACGTGGCCAAGGCGCTGGCGCTGGAGGAGTGGTTCAAGGTGGGCCTGTACTACCACTACCCGTACTGCCATTACTTCATTGATGGCGTGCTCTGCGGGCGGGTGGCGGTCGATGCCACCGGTTTCCCGAGCGCGGACGTGTTGATGCCGAACTTGGCGATCAAGAACGGCAACGACACGGACGAGGCCAAGGTCGAGCTGGATTGGTGGGCAGCGGCCCAGGTTGGCGAGTAGGTGAGCTGACGGCGCGGCGGGCGGTTCGCACCCGGACCGCTCGCCGTGACCGGATTGGTGCTACATGGCTGAAAGCACACTGGCACTGAGCTATCTGGATTTCATGCGGACGGTGGCGCGCGACCTCGGCTGGGGCTTCCGCGCAACGCTCGCGGAAGGTCTGACGGCCGAGCAGGTCCTGCTGTGTGACCGCTATGTCCAGGAAGGCCTGCGGCTGGTGTACTTCCCGGATTATCCGGGCGGACACGAGTGGAGCTTCTTCAAGCCGCTCCGGACGCTGACCGCCTGGCCGACCAGTACGCCACGGGCAGCGCTTACGCTGACGGGCGACTACGACGACGAAACCGACCGAACCACGCTGACCGCTTCGGCGGACGCCTTCTTCCCCAGCATGGTGGGCCGGACTATCGAAATTACCGACGTGGGGGCCTACGAGATCGTGGCGTACCTGACGCCCACGCAGGTGGTTGTGGCCGGCGAGGTCGTAGCCGTGGCCGCCACCTTTGGTATTACGGCCACGGGGGCCTACTTGTTGCCGGACGAGTTCCGCGGGCTCGACGGCGGCCTGACGATCGAGCCGCCGGACGGGCGCCCGCCGATCAAGCTGACCAGCGAGCGCCAGTTGCGCGATTTGCGCAGCGGCGCGCTGGGGCAGCAGGAGACGGGGCGTCCGCAGCAGGCGGCGGTGCGGCCGCTGGAATGCACGGGGGTCACCGGCCAGCGCTTCGAGTTGCTGTTGTACCCGGTGCCGGACAAGCCCTACGCGCTGCTGTACGCCACCAACGTGTTGCCGGGGAAGATCTCGGCCGAGCAGCCTTACCCGCTGGGGGGTGCGGCCCTGTCGCGCTTGTTCGACAAGGCCTGTCTGGCGGCGGCTGAAAGCGGCGAGCGCGAGAACGAAAGTCGCGTGCGCCGGGAAGAATTTGCGGCGGCCTTGGCGGCGGCCATTGATGCTGATCGCAAGATCGGCCTGCCGGATACGCTGGGGCGCATGGGCGCACGGCGCTGGCGGCATGATCGGCACGGGAGCGGTTACGTAACCTACCAGGGCATCCTGCCCGGAGGCTAGGAGTACATCATGGCGAACCCCACGGAATTGCTGTCCGGCTTTGCGACGCTCAAGGCCACTACGACTCAGCAAACATTGAACCTGGATCCCGACCGCCTGTACTGGCTGGCGCATTGCGGCACGATTGATGACGGCACTGCCAGTGACACGCCGGTGTACTTCGCGGCGGACGATGATGTTGTAGCCACGTCAGCCGAAGGTGCCAACAAGCTGGTGTTGTCCGCAAATTTGATGTTGGCGGTTGGACCGGGTGTCTCGGAGTTGAGCTTCAAGCTGGCGGCCGGGGCGGCAGATCAGCCGGTGTTCATGATTGGTGCCACGGCTCCCAAGATGGGGCAGTGGTAACTGACTGTTATTTCGGTGTGATTGTGCTGTTGCGGAGTTAAGTTATGAGTGAGCTGCAAGACGCATTGTCGGCGTTGCCGGAGGGTGGCGGCACGGTGCGGGTGCCGGCTGGCACGCACGTGATTAACGCGCCGCTCAACCTACGCGGGCGGCGGCACGTGCGGTTGATTGGGGAGGGGTCGGCGAGTGTGCTGACGTTCAAGGTGGGGGCGGATCTGGCGGGCAAGCCGCTGATTGACATGGTAGGGGCGCAGCGCTGTGAGTTGTCGCATTTGCAGGTGTTGGCACATGGCGAGCACCGGCCGAGTGTCGGGCTGCTGTTGGGTCGGGAGCGGCAGGACGGGCCGTCGGCGGGGCTGCATCGCTTCGAGGACCTGACTATCGCGGCGCAGTGCGGCGTGGCGAATGTCGCGGCGTATGGCAGCGAGGTGAACACGTGGACGCACTGTGCGTTCAGCAACACGTTTCCGGGCGGCGGGAACTATGTGACGGGCCGGCGGAATCATGAGGAGTTAGCGAGCCCATTTGGTGCGGTCGCGGGCGGCTCGAACGTGGACACGACGTTCGTCAATTGCGTCTGGGGGGTGTACGGCCGCACTGGCACAGAGGTGAACATCAGGGTGCATCCGCAAACAGGCTGGTTCTTGGTGCGCGGCGGCTGCATGTCCAACAAGACGGCCGACCGGACGCGCAAGGATGCCGGGGGGCTGGCCGGGATACGGATCGGCGGCGCGCTTACGGACGGCGCCTGTCAGCAGGTGGTACTGGATGGGCTGCAAGCCGAGACGTTCGGAGCGCGGCATTGCCTGGAAGTGACGGGCCTGACGATTGGGTTGCGTGTGCAGAACTGCATGATGCAGGCGCTGGAGTCGTCGATCCACGTCGGCGGGCAGCTCGAAGACAGCGTGATTACGCAGAACACGCTGGACGCGGGCTTGGCGCTGTACGACTGGTCACCGGGCCGGCGCGGCTTGGTGACAGTGGGCGCCACGAGCACAGGCAACGTGTACGACCTGCGTTGGGCGCGGCTGTGCCGGTTGGCGCGTGACTACAAAGGCGACGTGGGCGGGCGTGCGGCTCACGCGTTGACAGGCACGGGCGACCGCAAATTGGGCTGGTACTACAACGAGTTGCACGTCCAGCGGGCCGAGGACGTGTTGGTTGACCCGGCGGTGGCGAGTCGCGGCAACCGCGTGTGTGCGCAGCGCGAGGAGCACTGATGGCTAACCCCAATCTGCTGGTCTGGGCCAGCTTGGACGGCAACATCAAGAACCACGTCACGGGCGTGGACGGTACGTTCCGGGAGGGGGTGCTGACGTACGCCCCGGCCGTGTTCCATCAGGGGGTGCATTTCCGGAGCGGCCAGGCGGATCGTATTGCGTTCCCGGTGCCGTCGGCGGCGTACCCGCAGGGCACACTATTCGTGCGATTCCGGTGCAAGCGTGCGTGGGCCCACGACATCGCCACGAACCTGACGTACAACTTCCTGCTGCTGGGGCCCGACGGCACGAGCAGTACCAACTACGGCCGCGTCATCTTGGACTACACATCAGCGGTCGGCATGTATGGTGCGAGCTACGGCACGCGCGGCACAGCGGGGACGGCGGCGGCGCTACTCGGATCAAGTGTGAGTACTGATTGGGCGCTCATACTGGATGACGAGAGCACGCACTCGCTGGCGTTTGTCTGGCATTGGAACGCTACCGACGGCGAGGGGCGGCTACTCGCTTACATCGACGGCGAGTTCGTGCACGGCATCCCGCTGAGCGGCGCCGACCGGCTACCGGCTACGGCTGACACGCTGTGGGTCGGCAACTCCGATCAGGCGGGAAACCGCCCGGCGGAGTGTGTGTTCGAGGACGTGTGGTTCTCGACCGATCGGTTGCGCGAGGGCGCCATCCGCAAGATGCACGATTACCCGATCGACCCGCGCTGCCTCGACGATGCCAGTATCTACGACACGCTGCCGACGGTCGCCAACTACGCCCGTGAAGTGATGGACTATTACTTCATGGCGCACGACCCGAAGACCCTGCGGCTCTGGGGAGTCTCGAAAGCAGATGCGAAGGTCATCGGCTACAGCGAGGACGGCGGCACCACCTGGACGCCGTTCCACACGTTCGCGGTCG